GCAGGTCGTCGTGTTTGCGCACGCACGAGAGGTCGAGCACGCGCTTATTGTACCATAATTTTTTCTACTCTGCAACGCTCTGAAACGCCTAAATACTGAACATTTCAGCCCTTTGAAGTTCGGTGAAATCGGGGTTATTAGTAACATAGTAGAAACACGCAAAAAAGGCCCTTCCAGCTTGAACCGGAAGGGCCTTTTCTCATGGTCAGGTTTTGGTGGCGTAGTCAAGGGAAATCCACCCGGCACCGCTTTTCAGTTTGCCCCACTTGGCCGCACCTTTGCCGGTGCTTTCAGCCACGATGGTATAAATACCGGGCTGGATGTAGCCGGTTGCACCGTAGTTTGTGCCGGGGCCTTTACGGATATTCAGGTTGGTGATCTTCACCCGCACAAGGTAAGGGGTCACGGTGGCCCCTGTGGTGCCGCCTGTGGGCTTTTCTGCGGCTGGGGGTGTAACTACTACCCCACCACCATTAGAAGCGCCCTGAAGCCTTCTGTTGACTTCTGCGGCAATCTCCCCGTGTCTGGAATAAAGATATTCCCCCGGACAGGCTTTGTTGGCGAAGTCACGATGAACGGTCATGTTGCATCCGTTCCGATGGTTCACACGGTCATTCTTGTTCGTACTCCATACCAACTTCTTGATCCCGTTCCGCTTGCAAATATCCGTTACCAAATCCAACAGGGCCGCATAAGCCTTTGCGGTGACGGCGTAAGGGTGTGTGGTGTCGGAAGCAACTTCAATGGTGATTGCCCGGTTGTCATTGGTGCCGTTGCTGGAACACCAAGAACGATCCTTTTCATCCACGGAAAGGCCAATGGAACCATCCTTACCAACAACATAGTTGGCGGAACATTGCCGGTCTGTGGTGGCGAAATAATCACACCCCTGTTTTGCTGTCCATTGCCCAACGATACAATGAATCGTGATGGTGTCAATGGCATGGTTCCGGGGGCTGGTTTTGTTTTTCGTGATCCGGGTATAGATTGCAAGGGGGGAATTACTCATTTTCTGTATCTCCTTTCACCTGAAGAATGGCCCTGAACTTGGTGAAGGCTTCTGCGATATACTTACAAGACACCATCAGCACAGCGCCCACAATAACCAAATCAGCAAAAATTTCTGTGTATTCTTCCGGGATTGCCCACCCAAGCTGATCCGCATAAATCGGAAGGGTGGTGATTGCTACACAAAGCAAGGTCAGGCCCACAACGAATGTGGCAACCTTCAGCCCGGAATTGATCATCTTCTGTTTGTCGAAAGGCTGAAGCAAAACCTTGATGTTGTAGTAAAGGGAAAAGGCTACATTGGACAGGTACGCACACAGGAAGATCAGCATGGCCCACCCAATATTGATCAGGTTGTTCAAAACAGCGTTCAGCATGGTTCAAATCTCCTTTGCATCGTTATAAATTTCAGGGCCGTATAGTTTCCGAAGTTTGATCCGGTTTTCGGCCTTGGCTTTGGAATAGTAAAACCCGGTTGCGGTTGCCAATTCAGCAAATATGGCGGGGATCAAATAGGCCAGCGGTTCAAGGTTTTCAGTTTTCCAAACCATGATAAGGGTGAAAGCCGTAACCCCAACGGTTACGGCCCCCACCACATACAGGATCAGCTTGGAAAACTCAATCTTTTGCTTTCGGGATGTTCGGCGGCTCACGCATCAACACCACCTGCAAGCCCATCAAGGCGGTGGTGGGCGGATTTGGCGGACTGTTCCACGGCCACAAGGCGTTCCCGCAATTCCTGAACTTCACCCTTGACATTCTTCATGTCAGATTTGATTTCGGACACTCCATCCCCGATGTTTTCCAGCTTCACAATCACGGTGGTAAGCTGGGCGGTTTCCTCGGCGGTGTCTTTCTTATCGTTGCGCTTCAGGTTGGAAATACCGGAATACAAGGCAAAGGAAACCGAAAGAACAGAAATTACAATAGACAATTCAAGCGTCATGTTTACCTCCTATCAGGCCCCGATCAGGGCGGCAATGTGGCGCAAATCTTCAACGGGGCCGTTGTAGAAGTCGAAGTTCCAAATCCAATGTTCTTCCTGATCCGGGCGCTTGTACTTCTGACAAAGGGCATCTTCCCAAATCTTCCCCCACCGGGCCTGATACCCGGCATCACGCTTTTCCAGCTTGGGAATGATCCGGTTCAACAGTTCGCCCCGATCCTGCCCCATGCCATCATCATTCTGTGTGAAGAAGTCATAGGCGTTTTGGCTGGTGGCCGAACACACCGGAAGATCATTCAGGATCAAAAAACCACCCTGACCATTCAGGGTGGTTCCATACGGAATGTTCACTTGTCCGCAAATCGCCTTGAACCTTGCCCGTTTACGGCAAACATAGGTTTTATACTCCATCCGTGCTTTCCTCCCACCCGTACACACCGGGTTCCCACACATTGGAATCCACCGTGGAAATCCAATGCTTTTCCTTATGGCTCACCTTTGCCCCCTTGGAATAAGCGTCATGCGCTCCCACCGGTTGGCTCCATTCGGGCCATTCTTCAGCGGGATCACTCGTTTTGCTCCACAGGCTGGAAGCCGTGTCCGGTGTCCAATCCGCTTGGGAAGTATGGGCCTGAACGCACTTGTAAAGGGTGCCGTTATACCGGCGAATCTGCCCCACCGTGTAGCCCACGGGGAAAGCCCATTCAGCGAACAAATCAGCGTGTTCCGCCGCCGTTTCAGCGTCAATGCTCCCGGCTTCCGCCAAGGTTACAAAGACGATCCCACCGGCTTCTGTGGCCTTGGTGATCTCGCTTCCTGCGTCCGTCTGTTCCAAACTCACCGTTTCCAGTTCGTCCATGGCGGCACGGCCCAACAAATGGTAAGCTACACCCTCAAAAACAATGCCCGAAGCGTCAGGCTCCGGGCAAAGGACATAGCAACCATTTTCGGCTTTTTTGATGTAGTTCAGGTTCTCGGTCAGGCCGATACCGGCCCCGGCTTTGATGATTCTAAACATTGTCCACCTCCGAAAAAGATTGCATGGTAAAGCCGCCGCAACCTTAACAACCGTCCATGATCGTTGAAGTTCCGGTAATAGGCGCTTTGGCACTCCATGTATTGTTCTATGTCAAAGAAGGATCGTTTTCCCTCTTTGAACTCCCTGTGAAACAGCTTCAGTTTTCGCCTTGCCCGTTTCACTCCATCCCGGCTTCCATTCACCTTGATCTTGCCGGCTTCGGTAAGTGTGAACCGGGCTTTGCAGAACCGGAACGGCTTTGTAAGCGGGATCACCTTACACTTGCGCTTGTTCACTCGGATTCCAGCGGCTTCAAAACGCCTTACAATTTCATGGCCCATCAGCTTTGCTTCATCCACCGTGGGAAAGAAAGCATAGTAATCATCCATGTAATGACCGGCGCAATGAACACGGGCCTGACACTTGATCCATTGGTCAATTTTGCTTGGTAACGCCACCATTTCCTGTTGGGAAGGCTCAACGCCCAAAGGCATCCCCCGGCCCGGTGTCGGGCATGGGGAATATTGAATCACAGTATCAGCCAAGTTTTGAAGTTCAGGATTCAAAATCAATTCCCGGTGCCGCTGATATAATAGGGCGTGGGAAGCGTTTGGAAAGAACCCTTTCAAATCCAACAGCAACACAGCACCTTCCCGGCCATAGCGCCGGTAATGCCATCCAAGCTGTTGTTTGATCCGTTTGAACTGCCAATGAAGGCCCTTTCCTTTTTGGCTTGCCCCGTTGTCATAGATCATGGAAGGTGAATATAGCGGGATCAGAACTTCATTGCAAAGGGTTTTGTGGATTTGTCGATCCGTAATGTGTGGGGCATCTATCGGGCGGATTTTGCCCCGTTCCCGAAGGGTGAAATGGGAACAGGCTTTGGGTTTCCATTGCTGTTCCAATACCGTTCGCCGCCGTGTTGCCGTACCAGAAAACAGGTGGCCTTCAAAGTTTTGAACACTTTGCTTCCACCGCACCCCGTTACAGCACTTTTTCCCATAGAAGAACATCTTCCGGTAGGAAAAGACTTTATTCATCGGCCCAAGGCTATTACACCGGGCCTGTTTCCGTTCCAACCGCTTTACTTTGCGGCGCTGGAACCTTGCTTCATGCCGTTCTTGGCTTGTCATAATAAAAGTATTCGCCCCTCGTACAAATATCTTGTAGGGTGCCGTCTAAATTGCTTTGCCCTCACACATGAAATGGGATAAGGCACATTCACCCACCATGCAAGAAGCGTCCGTGTAAGGGCATCAAAGGGCAGTTTTAGGGATTGAAACCCAAGGAAGTACAACTCCTTTTACATCGGTCGTCTTTCACCTGAAAAGCCGTTTGCCTTCTGTTACTACATTTGACCGTGTATATTTGCAAAATCCGGGCCGCACACCAGCACAGTAATTGGCATTGTTATTGTTGTTGTTGCCATCCGTGTTGACATTCTGGAAATTATTGTTGTTGTAATTAGGGGAACGAAGCCACCACCACACCGCCAACAGGCTCATTATCAGTTGCACACCTAATGGGAAATTATTTCTGTTTTGCTGTTACATTTTTGATTGCCCCTTTCAGAAGTTCGTTTTCTTTGTCGATCAGTTCACCCAAGTTTTGGGCCATCTTATCCAGCTTTTCCATTGCATCCTGTGACTTCACCGGGTTCCCCTTGGAAGTGGTAAAGGCCCCTTCCGGGTTCTGGTTCAGAATCAGGTAAACATGGGTCAAGCGAACATCCAGCGCCATCAGGGAAGCCCGTGCTTCAAGAAGATGGGCCTTCCTCATTTCAATGCGCTGGTTGTCCGAAGGAAAGATACTGTTGGCCTTCTCCGCATGGTCGATGATCTCACCGGCCAGCTTTGCCACCGGCTCCGCAATCAACCGGGAATACCGGGCTGAAAGACGGGTCAGGAAGTTCAGGGTTTCAACATAGATCTGATTGGCCGTGTTGATGAACTCGGCCTTGCTTGTGGTTCTCTTTTGCTTCAGGACAGACATTTTCAGTTATACCCCTTTGGGTGAATTATCGACATTGATCGTTCCTTCCGCCTTTTCCACTTCTTCCAAGTGTTTCAGAAGAACAAATTCAATGTAATTGGTAATGGATCGGTGTTCACGGGTTGCAAGCGCCCCGATCTTGTCAAAGACTTCATCAGATAGGCGCAAGGTGAAAACACGCTTGTTTGTTGCCATACAATACCCCCTTCAAACAGGCTTATGGATATTGTATGGCTGATTTTGTCCGGTGTATGCACTCAAAAGACAGTCAAATGATAGCACTTTGCCGGAAAACCCCCATTTTCAAAAAATCGTCGGGCGGCTTACGCCGCCATTATTATTTTTATTTGGGGTTCCCTCCCGGAACCGCCGCCTTTCGGCGGCGGGATGGGGGGCGGGATCATCCTGCGGGGGATTAGGCGGCAAAGCCGGGCCGCACACCAGCACAGTAATAGGCATTGCCATAGCTGCCGTGGGCATCAGTGTAGACAAGCTGGAAATTATTGCCGGTGAAATGAGGGGAACGAAGCCACCACCACACCGCCTTGGACACGGCGGAATGATTATAGGCTACTCTACTATTACCGGCTTTGTAGTAATCGTATTGTGCCTGATAATTCTGTTCATAGCTATTTGCATAGCTTCTTGTTCCGAACACTTCAAATTCAGCAAGCAAGAACAAGTAATCGGTGGTGGCCGTTACATAAGTCTGAACATTGCCGCCACCGTTGGCGGTATTATCGGTGTACTTGGTCACGGGTTGCATAACCGCCCTCAAATCGGCGGGAAGCGCCGCCATCAAGCTATTCGCCAACGGGCTTGTGGGGGTGTTACTGTTGCCCAATACAGTTTTCCTCATGTGTGAAGCGTTCCAACCGCCGCTGTTCGTCTGACTGGTATTCATGCGGAAACCATCACCGGTGTTGTTATAATTGCTATCACACAAAGCAACTGCCGTGGAACCGATCTTCCCGATCTGGAAGTGAATCTTGTTCGCACCTTCCTTGGCGGAATTGTGGTTGAAGCCCAAAATAAAGGCGTTCACGGTCAAGTTGCTGAAAGTGTAATTCCTCACGGTGCCATTCAGAACGATGGATTTCACATCACCAACGGCCCAATAGTTGGCCCCCAAACCTGCGGAACTGACTTCCCGGATGGTTGCCCAACTGTTATCGTTCAGAACCTTGGTGGGCAATGTCACTTCAACGGAACAGGTCTTATTGGCCGGGGCCGTGTGGTTGGTGCCAGCGGCCACGCTGACGGTGATTGTAGCTTTTCCTTTACTCTTGGCGGTAACAGTTACCACCGAACCGGAAACACTCACAGAAGCCACCGTGGGGGCGCTGGAAGTGGCCGTAATCTTACCATCACCCGCCCTTGTCACGGTGATGGTGTCTGTGGTCTTTGCGGCGGTCAGTTTGATGGAAGTCTTATTCAAAGACAAACTACCAGCGGCCTTGGCAATGCTCCAAGCAACCGTTTTGGCCCCGGCGCTTCCATCAGCCCACTTGTAGTTCGTTTTCGGCGTGAAGGTGGCATTGTAGGAACCGGCGTTCGTGCCGCTGGTAGTTCCTCCAAGCGTCATTTTCCCGCTGTCATAGTTGTTCCAAGCGGGGCTTTGGGCCGAACCGGTATAAGTAAGGCTGTTGCTCTGCGTTGGGATCGTCATGGTGGCGGCGCTGATCGTCCAAGTCACTTCCTTGGCGGTCTGTGTGCCGTCTGCCCACTTATACTTCTCTTTAGGGGTGAAAGTGGCCGTGTAGGTTCCCGCATTGGTGCCGGTAGTCACGCCGCCCAAGGTCAGCGCATCGGGGTTATAAGCGTTCCAAGAAGGGCTTTGGGCCTGTCCGTTATAGGTCAGGGTGCCATTCTGCGAAGGAAGAACATTGATGGTATAGACGATACCGGACACAGCATCCAAGGCCGCATTTGCGGCATCCTGTGCGTTCTGTGCGGCTTCCACACAGGTTCCGATCTGGTTCAACAGATACGGGTGGGCGGTCTGATCAAGGTTGTGTTCGCTCACCTTGTTTTGGGCCGTACCTTTGGGATCATAGTTCATGTTGGGAAGCTGTTCGGCGGGAACCTTACCATCCACCAGATCAGCCTTCCCGGATTGACCTTTCTGAAGGGCTTCAACGGCATCCGCATTGGCCTTCATTTGGGTATCAATCTTATCCATGTTTTCATTCTGAACCCCTACATCATAAAATTCAGATTCAAGGGGTTTAGTCAGCTTGTAGTTGGTTGTTTTATTCGCCATTCTTCAAAACCTCGTTTCTCAACTGATTATGGGTATAGGCGGCAAGCTGGGCATGGGTGAACCGCCCAAGTTCCGCATGGGTGTTATAAAGCTGAAGCAAGGTCACAACCATGTTTTGGGGAACAACCCGGTTCAGCAAAGATTCAACATCATTGAAGTTGTTCTTTGCGGCCAACCCGATTTTCACAAGAAGCTGATAGGTGCCTTCTTCCACATCAGCGGAATAGTTACCCTTCCCGCATAGCGTTTCAAGGATGTTCCGAATCTGGGGCAAGGTGTACGGAAGTTCTTCATTGATCCGGGTCAGAATACGGAACCGGCGATCTTCAAGACTGTCCGTGCCTTTGGGGGTGATCCCCAAAATCTTTTCCCACCGGGAAAGGCCCATGTTTCCAGCGGTGGGAATGAACTGATTATCAAGAAGATCATCCGTGGTATTCCATGCCTTTTCAATTTCCGGCTGTTCGCTCCCCATGATCCCCTGAAACTCCGCATAATCACGAATGACATAGGGAAGATAATCAATCAGTTTGCGTTCCATGCTCCCGGCCCCCTTATCCGCTGATCACGATGGTTCCCGGCTCAATGGTTCCCAAAACCGGGATGTGGTCAAGGGTCAGGGTACAGTTCGCCGCTTCACCGTTGATCTTGGTGTTGGCAATATCCAGAATACCGGTGATTCCCAACAGGCGGCTTTCCACCTGACTGATACGAACCACAAGGGCTTCATTCTGGTCTGCCCAACTTTGGGCCAGTTCCAAGAAGTAACCGTTGATTGCTTCCGTGACATAGGCGGAAACATCATCCCAACTCCATTCCCTCTGATAGTACAGATCGAAGGAAAGGTTGATGGTATCTTCACCCACGCCTTCAACCCTCACCACATGGCCGATGGGGGCAATGCCCACACCTTCACCGGCGTTCTGAAGGGGGTCAACTGCGGTCTGCACCTGATCCACAAGGGCTTCCGAAGGCTTCTTGAAGGAACTGTTGATGATCACCAGCTTTACGGTTCCGCCCACGGTCAGCTTGCTATTGGCTCCCGCCGCATACACGGCATCCAACCACGCCTTGATTTCCTCGGACACACCGGAAAGGCCGCTGATCCAAGTGTCTGTTCCCGTGGGCGGGATCAGCTTGGCCGGGTTCAAATCGCTGTTCCAAACCCGATATACCTTCACACCGCCCACGCCGGGAATGGCGTTCACCTTTTCCAGATAATCCGCACGGTTGCCGCCGAAGGCTTGGGCGTTCAGGCTATCCATGTAACGCTGTCTGAAAACCTCGGTATCTTCTTCATCCTCACCGGGGATCACCACGGCGGAAATGGAACAGGTTTCAAGCCCGTCCACATACTCAATGGGAATCACCGTTCCGGTGTAGTCATTACCGGCTTCACCAGCGGTTTCACAGGTGATTTCATACTTACCACTTCCACGGTCAGCCGAAACATAATAGTTCAGTTCTCCAATGGAAAAGCGGGTGTTCATGGGAAGGTGCAAGGTGGTTGGTGTAATGCTCAACTGCAACACGGCGGGGCTTGCCGGTTGCGGTTTCAGCCCCCTTTCTGCCGCCCTCAAAATGAGATAAGGGCGGGTTGCGGTGTCCGCAAAGGTTTCATTCAGCACCGTATCAAGGGCAATATAAAGGTTCTGCAATTCCACGGCGGCGGGGGCATCACCGCACCAAACCAACGAACCTTCACGGGTGTCCAAATTGCCATTGATGGAAAGCGCCTTCTGAAGCATCCGGGAAAGGATTGCTTCATAGGTCTGTGCTTCATACATCAGATTTCAACCCCCAATTCTGCATTGATTTCGCCAAAAATGCTGACCACCGTGAAGGTAGTCAGCACTTTCTTTTTGTTCACCGTAAATTCAAAGTTCTGAACCGCCGTGATCCTATCATCCTGAAGCAAGGCTTCACGAACCCGGCGTTCAATTTCGGGAATACAGTATTCCACATCTTTCCCGATCAGATTATGAAGTTCAACCCCATAATCCCAAGAATGGATCAACCATTCATAGCGTTCTGTGTTCAGGATCAGGAAAACCGCCTGTTCCACAGCTTGGATTTCATCAATGGTGCCGATGATGGTCAGGTTATTGTGGTTCATCCTGAAAGTACGGCTTGGAAGGGTTTCAATGGTGAAATCCTGTTTAATATCATCCTGCACTTGCGGAATCATCATCAAGCCCCCTTTACTCGGTCAATAACCACGAATTTCTTTCCTTGCTGAACCCGGATCAGAAGCACCTTTTCACCGGCCTTCAAAGCGTTGTGAACCTTGAAGGTTTTCTTGCCAACATAGGCGTGTTTGTGGGCTTCATAAGCCGCCGCACCGGAACCACCGCCTTTGTCCTCGGTGCTGTGGTTCACCGTCATATCAACTTCAAAATCAGTCACATTCCGGGTCAGGATCAGCATTTTGGAAGTGTAGATGGATTTCTGATCCACCTGAATTTTCAAGGGTGAAGCGGAAAGGACAGTTCCAAACAGGATGTTCACCGGTTTCCCGGCTTCCACAGCTTCCACCGCCGCCCGTTTTACCACTTCAACAGGATTAGGCAATAAATTCACCCCCGATCAGGTCAAGTTCCATCATGTGTTCATCACCCCTGAAGGTATGGGTGACTTTGTTCACCACCATGTAATTGTTGGTGACAATATCGCCAAGGTTCAGGGCCACCACTACGGCGCTTCCAGCACGAACCCGCACATCACCGAAAGCGTTCTGAATGGTCAGCTTGCGGGTTTTCTGATCGTACAGCTTCAACAGGGCATCCGCCTTGGCGGAAGCGCCCGTTTTGGTCTGAACTTCTTCAAAATACTGAAGAACACCCCATTGGTTCATTTTCGCCCCGTCCTGTGCAATGAACAATTCCCGCTTACCGGTTTTTTCATCGTTATAGGCCAGCTTGATCTTGTTATAGGTCTGTTCATCAATGCTGGATTCATAGCTGAAGTTTTCCCCGGTTTCTTCATCAATCAGAAGGTTCAGCTTCATGGTATTGATGTTCTTCAGGGTCAGCTTCCCGGCATCGTCATACAGAACATAAAGCTGTTTGGTATTCATCAGGGTTTCATCAAGGGCGCTCTGGATCATATCAAACAGGGTTTGGTTTTCTTCCACGATGGTTTCAAGGGTATAACCGGTATCTTCCACCGTGCCAAGGTTCAACCGGAAATCTGTTGCAATGCGCTTCAGAAGGTCAGAAGCCTTCAGCCCTTCTTCCGTGATGGTGTCCTTGTTCTTCAGATAGCGCAACTGATCATAGGCCACAACATCAATGGTGCCGCCCTTGTCACGCTTTTTCTTGAACACAAACCCATAGAACATGGCGGTTCCGTTCACAGTCAGCTTCACCGGATCACCTTCAGCAAAGTTCAGCCCCGGCCCCTTGACAACGGTGAACTCCAACTTGCCGGGGGTTCCCTTGCGTTCCAAGGTCAGCCGTGCGCCTTCCTCGACAACGGGGAATTGAATGGTGCTGTTATGCTGGATGAACAATTCAACTGCCAAACGGAATCACCCCTTTCAGGAAGGCAAAGTAAGAACCTGACCGGGATAGATCAGGTTCGGGTTCTTGATTTTGTCCTTGTTCAGATTATAGATTTTCGTGTAATCGGCCCCGTTGCCCAACTGCTTCTTGGCAATGTTCCAAAGGCAATCACCAGATTTCACCGTATAGGTGGCGGCTTTCGGGGCCGTTGTGGTGGGCCGGGGTGCCGCCTTAATCGTTGCGGTGGCGGTTCCCCCGGAAGTCTTGGCCGGTTGCACGGTCACGGTCTTGGTGCCATAGGCTCTGTACTGTTTCAGGTTGATCTTCACCTTCACATCAAAGCCTTCACCGGCATCATCGGTGATTTCATAGGTTTCAAGGCCAACGGTCAAATTGGTGTAATGGAACATCCCGCCACCGGGCTTCTGCCGGTTCAGAATGAATTGGAACGGGGTCTTGCTCACCTTCAGCCGTTCAAACAAGGACAGGTAATAGGCGGCGCTTTGCGCTCCACCGTTACTGAAGGGATAGGACACTTGGGGAAGAACCAATTCAAAGGACACATCCGAAAGGCCAGCGGCCTTCAGAATGTTGATTTCTTCCCCGTTGATCAGGGTCATGGTCTTGTTCTGGTTGTTGATCTTCACCGTCACCTTGGAAGGGGTGATGGGCATAAGCGTTCCCGCCATATACAGTTTATACGCCATTACTCATGCACCCCTTCTTCAGAAACTTCCAGCTTTTCAGCAAAGTCATTGGCCCAAGCATCCATGATCCCATCCAAATCAGCATCTTTGGAAATGTGGTTTTCATTGTGCTGTTCAACCTTGATTTCAGCGGTAGTGAACCGGTTGATCGCTTCACGCTCCGCAATGTCACGAAGATAGGCCAAATCTTCTTCAGCAATATCCAAGGCATCAGCGGTGGCCGCTGTGTTGGCGGCGGTGTCACCGGTGTTTCCATAGATTCCATCAAGGGTGTTGCTCAAATCGAAAGCCCCCATAGAATCCAAACCGGAAGCATCAAACATTCCACCAATCTTATCATCAATCCCTTGGCCGAAGTCATACCCGGCATCCCAAGCCCCGGAATAGGTGGCCCGATAGTCGATGGTGGGGGCGTTTTTGTCCAAGGTGATTGCGTTTTCATTTTTGCCCCAAGAAGTAACCGCACTTTGAAGGCTTTCAAGGCCAGAAGTCCAGTCAGTTCCAAAAATAGCATCAATGATGGTGGTTACAACTTTACCAAGGTTCAGGAACCACCCGATGATTTGACCGATCAGGTTTGCCACGGCATCACCAAAGCTGTTGAAGCCGCCGTTGCACACATTCAGAATCCATTCCACGATTCCAAGGAACGGGGCCACAAAGATTGTCCAAATGGCCTGAATGATAGCGTTCAAAACGCCAATGGCACAGTTCAGCACAAATGCACCGGCCACGGCTACCACACCACAGATAATTCCAGTTGCGGAAATGGTGGAACCGGTCAGCTTATTGATTGCCGCCACAATCATATAAATGGCCGCAATCACGGCAATGATGATCAACAGAATCCAAGTCAGCGGACAGGCCAGCAAAGCGGCATTGAAGCCGTATTGGGCGGCTGTGGCGCTTGCCTTTGCCATTGCTTCCGCCTTCTCGGTAGCGGCAAGGGTAGTGTTTGCAACGGCGGCTTTGTACGCCTGAACCGCCGCAAGGCCCTTCTGCGCATTGCTGATAGCGGTGATTGCATTGTTGGCAATCAGATAGCCGTTATACAACAGCATTGCCGCCGCAATCCCCAAAACAAGGGGCTGAATGATCCCCCAATTATCCACGAACACAGAAGCAATGGCAATCAGAATATCCAGCGCCGAAGAAGCCACATTCGCAACAGCGGCAAGGCCATTGATCAGGCCGGTGGTCACTTTCTGGAACTTGGTGCTGTTTCCAATTTGGTTGATTTTGGTCAGGATCGGGGCAAACATAGAAAGGGCCTGATTCTTCATATCAACCCAAATCTGCGCCCAAGTCTTGGGCATGGAATCGAACTTTGCGTTGGTTTCGTCCGCCATAGCAAACATGGCGTTCTTCACCACTTCAGCCGTTACCTTGCCTTCCTGTGCAACCGTCTTAATGGAACCTTCCGCAATCCCCATATACTTTTCAATGGCTCTTGCGATACCCGGCGCACCGTCCAGAATAGAGTTCAGTTCTTCACCACGAAGCGCACCCGCCGCCATCGCCTGTGTAAGCTGGATCATGGCGTTGCTCTGTTCTTGGGCCGTAGCACCGCCAATAACAAACTGTTTGTTCACCTGTTCCATGAAGGCAATGACCTGATCCATATTGCCACCGAAGGCGTTACCGGCGTTCAGGCCAAGTTTCGCAACGGCGGAAGCGGTGTCAAAATAAGCGGATCGGGAACGCTGGGCGGAAGCCATGATCTTCTGTTCCAAGGCTTCAACGGAACCGCCATCATCCACAAGCAAATTCAATCGGGCTTTGGTGCTTGCCAATTCATCCGAAATGTTCAGCACCTTATTGATCCCGGCGATACCACCAGCGGCAATGGCAACTTTCTTGATGATGGACAGAAGCCCGTTGGCGGAATTGCTACCCCCACGGATGGAATTGTTGAAATTCTGCTGTTCGTTGTTGGCGTTCCTGATATTTTCTTCAATGGTATCAAAGGCGGTTCCCGCTTTCGCCCATTCTTCACGGGCTTCCCGGATTGCCGCCGTGTCAACGGCTCTACCGGAAGCCTGTTGCATGGCTTCAAAGGTGTTCAGCACAACCCCCATTGCCTTGTGCATACTCTGAAGGGGGCTGGTAACACCATCATAAAGGGCAATAGCGGCCCGGATGTTTCCCACAGGGATCACCACCTTTCTTGGAGAATAGAAGCCGGGGCCTTAATGGTGGCGGCCCCGGCGCTGTTTTCGTTCAATTTCCTTCTGCTTCTTCTTTTCAGCTTCCACCTGAACATCAATGGCCGCAATGATGAAGGCCCGTTCACGGCGGGGCAAAGCATAAAAGGCGGAAGGTGTCAAATGAAGTTCGTGAAGGCAATAGTAAGCAATGTTCGCTTCACCATCACCTTCACAGATTAGTTTTTTGCTTCATCAACCTCATCCTGCATGGTGGTATCAAAACCACACACTTCCTGAATCTTGGTCAGGTATTCGGCATATTCGCCGGGGGTCAGCATGGTTTTCAGAAGGGCATCAGCGCCCATGACCTTGTAGCTGTCCTGAAGTTCCTTATCATTCAGATTGGGGAACACAGTACAAGCCACGGCCAGCTTGCCAAGGTAAAGATCATAGTCGGTTTCCTTCTGATACTGGTTCTTCTTGCCGGGAACCGGAACACGCTTGGCACAGGACTTCCGAAGGGCTTCATCCTCGGTGCCGGTGATGGTCTTGATCTCCCAAGGAATGGGGTTGCCATCCTCACCCAAGAAGCGTTTAGAAGCAACAAACTTGATGTTCTCAACGGGAACGGCGTTTTCAGCCAAAAAAGCGGACAGGCTCATTGTTTTTTCCTCCTATATTTTGATACGAAAAAAGGCCCCGGCCCCTACCGAAGTAAGGCCGGGGCGCTCTGCTTACTGCATACCGGCCAAAAGGCTGAAGGTTTCGGGCATCTCGAAATCTTCAAAGGTGAAGTCCATATCTTCATCCAAGTATTCCGCATCAGCATCAAACTTGGCAAGCAAGCCGCCATCCATATTGCAATCCTTCAGGATCACGGTCTGACGGCCCACGGAAGAAGTGGGATCTTCATTTGTCACCTGAATGTCAAAGTAGACATCCTCGCCGGTGTCCTTATAACGCTTCATCAGCTCACGGAAGATGGAAGTGTTATAGTGGAAGGTGGCGGAACCCGTACCCTTCCAGCCGGTGGCCTTATTGCCCTTGCCGGTCTTGCCCAAAATGGGAACTTCCGTTTTGTTCTTCTCAAAGTTGGCTTCAAGGTTGATAGCCTGCATGAAGTTGTAACGGTTATCCCCGATGGTCACGAAACATTCAGCCAAGGAAGCGGAAACAGCATCCTTGGCGTTCATGATGGTTCTATCTGCCATGATGGTTGTACCTCCTTACTGAACATAGACGGTCATATAAAGCTGTTCCATAGCGTTCACGGGGGTCACATAATCAGTAACCACCACGGATTTCTTGGTATCGCCCTTTTCAACCGTCACATTTTCGCCGCTGAAGTTCTCAATGGCCCGAATATCCTGAAGTTCCGTGTGGTGCTTCACAATATCGTTCCAAAGGGAAATCCGGCCAGCGGCATCATTGGGAACCTTGCCAAGATACTTCTTGCCGAACAGAACGGCAATATCATTGGCGATCTGATCCAAAACTCGGATCGTCTGGTTGCTGGAAAAGTCGCTGGACTTTTCATCCGTGATGGAAATGAAGCTGTTAATGTCAGTCAGGACACACACCGCTTCATCCACACGATGGAACATAAAGGAACCTTCCTTGATACCGTTTTCAAGCTGGGTCTGCGTGAAATCGGTGTCCACATCGTATTCACCATCATAGGTCATGTTGGTGGCGCTCTTATTGACCGCCGTTCCGCCGATCACGCCCGTAACCCAAGGGATCAGGGCGGTGGAAGTCTTGTCGGAAGTCAGGCCGTTCTTGACGCTCACAACGCCTTCATAATCGGCCAGCTTGCGGAAAAGAACCACCTGAAACTTCTTGCCCACATCATCACGCATCCGCTTTGCGAAGGCCGCAAACAGGGCGGTGATGGTGGCCTTGCTCTCGGTGCAACCCATAGCGTTGAAGGTGTACGCTTCCGCCTGATCAAGATAGGTCTGATAGTCGGAATCGGCCACGGTGCCATTGGTGCCGCCCGTCAGGGGCAAAGAAGCGGTCAAAGAAAGGGTTCCGCTGGACTTCCAATCCACATAGGCATTGGCCTTCAGATCGGTGATAGCGGCCACACCTTCCTGAAGATCAACCTGAACGGTTCCCAAGAAGGTTGCCACATCGAACAGCGGCTTCTGTTCTGTGGTGTTCTCATTTGCCGTGATAACGGTACGAAGATCATTACCACGGGTGCCGGGGTATTTGGCCGTTGCGTAGGTGTTAGCCGCCTTCACGCCGCTGGTGCCAAGGCGGAAGAAATGAACGGTTTTGGCGTGAAGGAAGATTTCACGCATCGGCTTCAGTTCATCCGCCGTGTACGCATAGCCGAAGATTTTTTGACTGTTCTTGATGAAGTCAGCCTGTTCCACCGTGAAAATCTTGCCTTCAGGCCCCCAATTCATAGCAAGGGGGATGGTGACAATGCCACGGTCAGAAAGGGTGGCGCTTGCCTGCGCCACAGAAATGAAGTTGATATATGCACCGGGCAGAACCTTGTTCTGCACCAAGAAGGTGCCGCCGCCAAGGGCCATGTTATTTCACCTTACCTTTCATAAAGTCATTGATCAGCCCATCAATCTGATCGAAGGTGTATTCCTTCCCATCTTCCAAAAGGACAGACAGAAGATCACGCCGGTCAGCGTAACGCCTGAAGGTCAACACCCGTTCTTTGGGGAATACCACCGGGGCCGTGATGGTCGGTTCCTGTGCGGTGGCGGCTTTCTTTCTGGTAGCCATTCAATCACCCTTTCTTTGGCTCCACAGTAGTTTCCAAGGTTTCCATTGCGGTTTCCTCGGTTTCTCTGCGAAGTGTCAAATTGTAGTTCACGAAGAAGTGAAGAACCCCGTCTTGCACTTCATAACTCATGGAAGTTCCGTGAAGCACATCCCCATTGGGAAGGGTGATGAACTCCAAACATTCCATCAAATCCCCGGCCATAGTGAACAATTCAGCGTTGTTTCTCCCGCTGGTTGGGAAATAGTGAACATCCAGCGGGTTCCGGTTCATGAATCGGTTCTTCTGCAACGGGGAAATGTCAGGCTTCAGGACAGCAATGAAAAAACAGGGTTCCTTGAAGCCCTGTTCCACATCATTCTGATAGATTTTGTACCCGGCTCCAAAGGCGGCGTTCAGCTTCATGGAAACACCTTTGATGATTTCATTGATCAACTGAACACCCCCTTCAAAGCGTCATACAACATATCATTCAGAATGGACGGGGCCAAGGTTTTCACTTCCTGTTCGGAAATCGTCAGCATGAACCGCCCCTTCACCCAACTTGCCTTCAGGGTCTTTCCCAAGGCGGGAACATAGCGCCCCGGTGTTTGCCGGTGGCCGTATTCCACATAGGACGCATATTCCAAATTGTTGATGATGGTCACGGTGTACTGCTCCCCATGTTTTTCAATGGGAAGGATCGTCCAAGCGTCACGCAAGGAACCGCCACGATAACCGGGCCAATATTCTTCCTTGGCTTCATCCGTGGCATACGGCGGAACCACACCAACGGGGGTTCTTTTCTTCACCTTATTCAGAAGGATTTGGGCAATCTTCTTGGCGGCATCCCGGCAAAGCCGATCCATGTCAACTTCCGAAAGCTGTTGAAGGCGTTCATCCAGCTTCTTCAATTCCCGGTAATCACATCGGCCCCATCTTCCCATCAGGCCCACCCCCTGAAGGGTTCAAGCATGATTTCTTGATGGTTGGAGAAAACACCCGGTTCACCGGAACGGGAATAGGTGAAGGTTCGTTCCACATCGTTTGGCCGGGTGACAATGATCTTGCATCCTGCGGGAACCTTCACATCCGGGGAAAGGAACAGCTTCACCACCTGTTGGGCGGTTGCCACTTCATCCCCATTGGTTGAAGTTAATGTTTCAAAAGACAGCTTGCACGGCTGATCCTGAAGAAGCGGCTTTTCTTCAGAATCCGTCAGGTGGGTGACAGGATCGGTGACTTCCTCACGGATGAAGATAGAACACCGATCCTTCCACAACCGTTCCAAGGCGGTTCGCACGGCCTTATTCACCATACCAACCGCCTATAACGGTAGATTTCACCAATGCGCCCGTTGATCAGATGATCAATCAGGCTGTTCAACCTCTGTTCAGGGGTTGAACTACCTTCACCAAGGGCAAAGGTAATGTTGGTGTCACCTTCCTGAATGGATTTCACCGCCGCATCCAAATCAAACCCTTCAAGCTGTCCAGAACACTTCTTCATGTTCAGGTATTCGCCCACGGCCATAGAAACGGCCAGACTTTCCAACCCCTCCGGGATTTCGGAAAGGTTGGAAAGGTTTTTGATCCGCCATTGAACATTGGTCAAAACCATATCCAACAACGGATCATCAGCGGCCCCCGCCACGCCAAGGGCCGTTAGCATTGCAACCGCTTTATCACGCAACGGGGTTCACCGCCTTTAGCCACGGGAAAGAATCCGGGCAATGGGAATGGCCTTGTGGTTGATGTAGGAACGCTGACTTGCGGTGCCTTCACCGGAATGAACCAGCGTCCAGTTGCCGCCGTTTTCCAGTTCAGCCGCCGTGGGGCTGGTGCTTGCCTGCGTTTTCTTCTCATAGGACAGGCCGAAGGGGGCGAAAACCTTACGCTGACGCATATACAGCAAATCCTCACCGCCATTGGTCTTGGGGTCACGGGCCATTTCATAGGGAACCTTCACGCCGATGTCCTCATAGGAGAAAGCACCGTTGCCCATAGCATAGGTGGTGTACTGAACACCAGCAACCACATAATCATTGGCCGCAAGGGTCTTGGAACCGAAGTAGGGCGTGACCTTGGACAGAAGAATTTCACCAGCGGTGGGCGTACCGGAAGCAACGATCTTCAAAGCGCCATCGGTGTTGGCATCGGCATCAAAATAGCCTTCAGAAACAGGCATCTGATCGGTGACAATCACCAGCTTGCCGTTCCAAGTGCCCAATTCCAAATCACGCTGAATCCCGTCCTTGTCGGTGTACTTCAGGCGTTCGATCAGGTTCAGGTTTTCAAGGCCGGTGGAAACATCACTATGGCAGAAAACCAAAGTGAACTTCTTCTTGTTCGCACCGCAAGCCTTGTTTGCCGCCGTGTTCAGGGTGGTGGCGGTCATAGCGCCGGGAACGGTGGTGGTGTGCTTCTCCACAAATTCCTTGTTCTTGGTGTCAGTGGTGGACATGGCGAAAATGCCCTTCAGGATGGAAAGGATGGTGGATTCATCCAGTTCATCCTTGTACTGTGCAACCTGTTCGCTGATATTCGCCATGAAATCAACGCCACCGGTCACATCATAGGAAAAATCACGCTCTTTCCACGCCTTGGCACGGCCAACCACCACAACACCCTGTTCAAAGGTCTTGGTGGAAGTGGCGGTAATGTCAGTAGAACCGTCATAGTTCACAGCATCACCGTCAATCAGGCCACGCATGGCGATACGGGCATAGGCGGTGCCGTTCTGACCACTGAACACTTCACGAATGTCAGGGTTTGCGGCCAGCGCACGGGATTTCTTGATTTCGTTCATGTTCAGGTTGGGAACACGGCCAACCATGTACTTGAACGCTTCAGCGTTGAAACTCTTGGAATCAAACTTAGTGTTAGGCATAGTTCAAAACTTCCTTTCTAAAAATAAGATTTGTAGGGGGTGTGGTTAGTCCAACTTTGCATCCGGGTTGGCTTCCAAATACTGACACAATTCATCATAGGTCATTTTGGAAGGATCATCACCGGCCGGGGGGGTATCACTCTTTTCACCGGGCTTGGCACCCTTGAACTTCTTATCAGGGGCTTTGGTGTCAAAAAGAAAAGCTGTGTCCTGACTGTCCGCCAGCTTCTTAATCTCGTCACCCAACCCCTTCACCGTGCCATCATCAGCCAGTTCAGCCTTGGCAAGAAAATCAGCCATCAGCGCCTTAACAGCGGTGTTGTTCTTGGCCTTGGCTCCGGTCAATGCCATATCAACGGCGTTGCCAATCTTCAATGCCTTCATTTCGGCTTCATGGGCCTTCTTCTGGTTGGCGTTGTCGGTCTGAAGCTGGGTAATCTGATCCTGAAGTGCCTTGGTGTCGCCTGTGGACTTCTTCAGCGTTTCAAGCTGGGTGTCACGCTCTTTGATCGTGTTCTTTGCGTTGGTCAGTTCGGTGTTGACCTCGTTGAAGCGGCTTTTGGTGACGAAGGAACCGTTCAGGCCCTCCATGACCTTGTTGGCCTGTTCCTCGGTCAAGCCCCATTCCAACAGTTTTTCCTTTGTCATAGTGATAACCTCCAAATCCTTTTTTACCGTGGGTTAGGAACCACGATTTCATTTAGATTTCTGTTTACCGCCCACAAATCCAAAACGGCGATGGTATGAAAAAACCACCACCGGCCAAAGGCCGGGGTGGTCAGATCATCAATATAGGGATTTTTCATCCAGTTCAGGTGGCCGGTAAGGGGTTCCCTTATCCAAACAATCCTGAATAATGGCTTCCACTTCCGCTTCCTCGACACCCATCAGGGCGAACAGGGGGAAGTTCTCATGAAATCGTTCAAGATATTGTTCAATCAGTTCAGCCATTTTCAACACCCCTTTCACGGCTGATTTGCAATCACCTTCAACATATCTTCATACATGGCATAGGACTTGGGAAGATATTTCTTGATGGTTGCCAAACTTTCCGGGGAAGTCATGGTTGCGGAAGTCATTTCCGCAAAGGCTTCAGTTCCAAGGCCCCAATCAATCCCGTTGTAAGTTCGGGTTGTCCAGTAGGAACCACCACCATGACCAATGCCACAGCGGATTTTTCCACGGGTAGCCCCTTCCAATATATCAGAAAGATCACCGTACTGCAATGGGGTCAATGCCTTCACTTCCGCTTGAACGGCGGCATAGGCATAAGATTTTTTTACCTTGAACCCACCATACTTGATGTAATAATCAGCGGTGTTTTGCGACATCCAGCCTTTTTGTACCCAATACGGGAAATCATCTTTATGGGCCTTCATGTCAGCAAGAACCCGATCCACCCAATCATTCACTTCATCCTTGATGGTTTGGGGAAAAGCCCCGCCCTTGTAAGTAGAAGAAAAATGCCATTGCCCATTCGGGGTTCCAAGCTGTGCCGCAAGCCCATCAATGGCATGGCCGCTTTCATGAAAGGTGGTTGCATAAGGGGCGCTCCAAGAACGGCCTTTAGAATCGGCATCAATATTCACATAGATATTTTTGCCTTGGCAATATGCACCGCCCTGATGGTCAGCCTTTGCAACCTTGATTTGGTTTTCATACTTATCCCAAGCGGCCTGAAGGTCAGAACTTTGGCAAGCGTCCACACGATCACGAATCTGATCATAATGGTCTTTGCCGAACTTCTTTCCAAACTCGGTGTTGTAGTCACGAAGCGTTTTGGCAACACCGGCCCCGGTTGCAACGGTCAAGCCAGCCTTGGAACCGCCGTTCACGAAGGTCTGAACCCAATCAGCATATTTCATGTTGGCGGGAACATAGTACACATTCCCATCAGCGTTCCGGGCGGCTCTTTCACCGGCATACTTGGGATCAATGGCCGGGGCCGTAGTTCCTCGACAGTTGGGGTGGAAGGGTGGCACGGTCACGCCGGGTTCATATTGGGAAATGGGGATCACCTTACCATCAAGCCCACCACAAATGGAACAGGTATGGGAATCCAGCGTTTCAATGATTTCCACCATTTCAACATCCAAATCCTTGTAACATTCCTTGGTGGCAACGGCGTTGAAATAGGTGGTTTCGGTGTTGACCAACCGCCCCGCCTTATACCGATGAACCCCGAACTGCTTCTGAATGGCCGTGATGATCTTGGCCGGGGAATCTCCCCGAAGAAGCCCTTGGGTCAGGCTCTTGCTGACCGAACCAACCAGATCATTCTTGTTCAGCCAACAGCGATCCCGGAAGGTTCGACCATCCGTTGTCCAAGGCTTTGAAAGCAATGTTTCAAGTTTCTTCTGATCCAGCCCGGTAATATCCCACCCAAGGCCCACGCCTTTCTGAACTTCAAAGGCCGTGTGGGTGTAACCGTTGCCCACAACCTTCTTCAACAGGGCATCCAAACTATCAACCTGATTGCCATATAGCAATTCAAGCTGTTGCTGAATACCCATCTGAACAGATTCAAGGCGGGAAATATGGAACCGGGCGGAAGCGTTTTCCAGCTTCTTCAGCCATGCCGCATCCAACCCGGCCTGTTCACCGATCTTGATATACTGTTCAACCGTCCAATGAAATTCTTCAAGCTGTCCAGCGGTCAGCCATTTCCGGGCATCGGTCAGGCTGATTTGGTTGTTGTCCGCAAACCGGGCGTACCAGCTTTCAATTTCCTTCTGAACGGAACGCTGGGCATCCAAATACAGTTCTTCCATGTCCTGAATGGTTCGCTGGGCTTCTCTGTGGGCGCTGTCCTCCAAGATGGAAAACCGCCCACGCCAATAATCCGCATTTCTCATGGGCCGTTCCTCCAATCCTGAAAAATGGTGCTGAAGGTGGGATTTGAACCCACACGCCTTGCGGCAACGGATTTTGAATCCGCCGTGTCTGCCTATTCCATCCACTTCAGCGAATAAGACTTCCCCATCAGGGCTGAAGGCCCCGCAAGCATTTTCAGCCAAGTCCAACAGGGAAGCATGGTAGCCCGTGCCGGGATCGAACCGGCGTTACTGCCGTGAAAGGGCGGTGTCTTAACCACTTGACTAACGGGCCATGATGGGCCGGGGAAGGGAATTTCACCCTTTGGCGGGTAGGAGTAATAGCACCCCGCCACACTCAATGTCTGCCCCGGCATATATTGTGAAACGACGGGGGTTATTCGCCCCCACCATTATCACCTTGGTTTGGGTTGCCGGTCTGGAAGGCCCCGGCGTATTCCTGCGCCTGTGCCATAGCTTCTTCCTTTTCCTTCTGCAACCGGGCCATTTCTGCTTCAACATCCGTAACCCACGGGTGCTGTTCCACAATAGTTTCATTGGACAGAATACCAACGGACTTGGAACAGTTTTCAATGGATTCAGATTCATTGATCAGAATATCCCGGTTGAACACAATCGCCACATCATCTGTGAAATCTCCAACACCGGTGTTACTGAAGTGGTTATTGATGAACCACAACAGTTCTTCAAAGGCCGCTTGGAACTCGGTTTCCATGCCGTTTGCGTCAAGGTCAATGTCAGAATACATGGATTGAATGTTCATTTGATTGGGGTTGCCACTCAAACGATCATCCTTGGCATCGTAACCACGGGCATTTTCAATCAGGGCTTTCTTGAACACATCCAAAATGGCCTTGTAGTTCTCGGAATTGACTTCCACCGTCAGAGTAGTAACATCACCATCATCACGAACCTTCACGGCTCCGAAGGTGGCAAGATTGCGGCGGAACTCACCAAGATTTTCACCATCGTAATTCTTCAGGATCAAGATGGTGTTCCGTGCGTCCTCTTGCATATTGTTTTCAAAGTCGGAAATCATGGTGTTGATTCCGTCCTGAAGGGTTTTCACACGGCGGATCAGGGGGATTTCCTGTTTGTTATACTTGAAGGGAACCAGCGGAATCCGTTCCCAATTCAGTTCGGTGGTTTCCTTGCCTTCTTCCTCAATGGTGAAGTAGTTTTCATGTTCCCCGGCTTCCACATCAGGCTTTAGATCAGTTCCGTCATAGATATACCGATAAAGGCCATCAGCCTTGAACAGTTCAACCCGTTCAATGGTTTTCTTGGTATATCCATCCCACACTTCCTGCGGATAAAGGCGGATAGCGGAATCAAGGATGGTATGATCATCGTCAGCCCAAAACGGAAGAACTTCATAGGCCGGGAAATGCTTGAAGGCCAGATTGCCCTTTTTGTCATAGAACGGGAACAACCAGCCAAGGCCACCATTCAAGGCATCTTCACAGACATACTTCAGAAGCCGGTGGAACCGCTTATTGAACACATTGTTCAAAGCATCCGCATAGGCTTTGTTCTGACAGTTCACCGTGAAGGGCTTGCCCACAAGGTAGTTGGTTTTCTGATCCACCATCAGGGCATATTGGTTATCAATCAGGCAATTGTTCGGAAGATTGTCCACTTCCTGAAGTTTGCCATCAGCGCCAATGATTGTGCGCTTCCGGTTCAGAATGTCATGACGGCCTTCATAGTAATCAGCGCCCTTAATCTGATCCCGGCGCTTCAGGCTGTTCTTCCATTCACGGATTTCAGCGGCGTAAAACTGAAGTTCAGTCATGCCGGTTCGCCCACCCTGAAGGATCAGGCGGTTGATACGCTCCATAGCGTTATCCAGAAACATATTCAATCACCCTTTCCTTTCTCCATCGGGGGGGGCAAAACCCACCGGCCTGTTCTTTGACTTCTCCAAAATCAATGATTGGTTGGGAAGTTCCACTTCAATTTTCAGGGTTTTATAGGGTAGGCGTTCAGCCCATTGTTCAATCTTGTTCAAGATATGCTGTTGCTCAAACACCGGGCTTCACCGCCTTTCTTTATTGCTTAATAAATGCAAGCACCCGGAAACACAAGGTTTCCGGGGCAATTTGTTACTATCATGTTGTTAATCGAAGCTGAAGGCGGGGCCAACCAGCATATCTTCCAGCCCATAACGCATGGCATCCATCAGGTGGTTGAAATCATCAATGGGGGTGTTAATCTTGGCCCCAAACTTATCTTCAGCCCAAGTGTAGTTTGAAATTTCGGTAATGAAATTCACACACCGGGGATGAACAATGATGGTGTAACCCTGAATGTACTGGATTCCGTTGTTCACGCTGTCCTTGCCCTTCCGGGCGGCTCTGATACGATGAAGGCCAGCTTCCCGCAATTCGTCAATGCTCTTGGGTTCTGCACAATCGGCCTTGATCCGTTCCTTGCCGTAGCCCATGCCGGTGATCCGGTCACAGATTGCCCGGTTCGTCAGGGCCTTTTCATACAGTTCATCAAAAACCCAAATGGTTCTTTCCCTCTCACTCACCAGCCCACAGAACAGGGCCGTGGGATCGTTGGTATAACCGAAGTCAAGGCCGAAGGCGCTTTTCACATCAGGCTTCTTGGAAATAGCCAGATAATCAAAGGCTTCTTCCCGCCAATTATCGAAAATCAGGCCATCCACAATGCCCCAACCCCCAAGGCCAGCCACCTTGTAACGGCGGGGGTTGTTTTCCTTCATGGTGTTGAACACCTTCAAATCCGCCGTGTCCAGCCATTCATTACACAGGTAATTGGTGGTTGTGGCGTAAATCTGCCCATCCGGGCTGATCCAGCTATCATGGAACTTGTATGTGGGGTTCCCTTGGACATCCTTGCCGGTGATCTCCCCGAAGAAGCGTTTCCTGATCCAATGCTTTTCGTTCCACGGGTTGAATGTCAGCGTGATTTGCTTGAACAGGCCGGTTTCTTCCGGGATAGCACCACGGATGGATTCATCCAGCATATCAAAATCAGCTTCATTCATGATTTCGTATGCTTCTTCAATCCAGCACCAGCACAGAAACCCTATTTCAACCGTAATTGAAGTGACCTTCAGAGGATCATCAAGGCCCCGGAAGTAAATCTTCTGACCGGTGGGAAGGTAAGTCATTTCAAGGGGGCTTTCCTTGATTTCCCAATAGGCCGAAACCCCAAGGCGGTTGATTGCCCATTTCAGTTCGGTGAAACAGGAATCTTTCAAGGTTCTGAACACCTTGCGAACCACAAGGGTATTGGCTTCCGGGTATTGCATCATCCGTTTGATGATGTTCAGGGCCGTGGTCTTGGATTTCTTGGAAGCACGGCTTCCCTTACACACTCGGTAACGGCCTTTGAAGTTCCAGAAGGTTCCGTAACCCTTACCAACCACTTCAGGAAGGTGAACCCGCTTGGCCTGTGGGCTAATCTTCAAGTTGATCATCCCCCGTGATAATCACCGGAACGGCCCCTTCCACACCTACCTTGTCCGTGAACATACCATAACGCTTGCCGATCAGTTCAGCGGCCTTCAGCCTTTCTTTGGCTCCAACCTCTTTCTGCGTCAACTCTTGGCAACCGTCACCGCACAGGATCGGGATTTCTTCAGTATGTTCACCCCGCATCACCGAAGTCAGGTATTTCATGACTTCTTCAGCATCAGCGATCTTGGCCGAATGAAGTTTTTCAAGTTCGGTTTCGATGTACGCTTTCAAGTCAGGTTTTGCAAGGTTTTCAGAACCCGTCTGCTTTGCGGTCTTGGGCGAATACCCCGCCTTGATTGCCGCATCCGTAGCATTACCGCTGATCAGGTATTCATCACAGAACTTCCGCTGTCTTGGTGTCATAGGTATTCACCCCTTTCATCAGGCATAGAAAAAGCGCCCCGGTTTCCCGTAGGCGCTTTTTCTTATTTACTATTCTACCGATTCTTTACTCTGTTTGGAACCGGTGGTACTCTGGTTTTCTCGGTTGTTTAGAAAGTCGCTGTTTGCCTTGGCAAAAGCAAGTAAACCCTTTCCGTGAAGTTCAAAAACCCATTGCATAGAATAATTCAGTTCTTCAGAAATATCTTCCCATTTTTTCAACTGAATATAGCGCCCGATCAGAATATTTTGCTGATCAAGGTCAGGAATCCGGTTGATCATGGTGAACGCTTCCTGTTTCATGCTTATAAGTTCATCAATCCGGGCATTGATCTTGGCTTCAAGGTCAATGATCTTTGTGATGGTTTCTTCAAGGGTATTCTTGGGGCCTGAAGTCTGAACCTTGTCCTGCTTCAGTTGGCTTCCGGTAGAAGTCAAGCTGGAACGCAAGGTTGCAATGGTGCTATCAAGCCGGTTGATCAAACGATCCGTTTTCCTGATTTGGGCAAAGTATTCTTTAGCCTGTTGGGAAAGGTCTTTGTCATTCACTATGTAACACATCCTTTCTGCGGTGGTCTGTTCCGTTTTCATTGCATCTGTACCGTTAATAAATGCTGAAAAATCAAGTGGTTTCAGGACTTTGGAACGCATGGAACAGATAAAACGGGCAGTTCCTTATATACACATTTCTTATATATTTTTTTCTTAATAAGAAGAAAGTATATTTACATCTGTTCCATCTGTTCCGTTCCCTGAAAACAACTGAAAAAGCCTTGAAAATAAAGGGTTTTCGTGCGGAACAGATATAGAAAAAACATCTATTCCATACCTGTTCCACACGCTGTTCCAACCCCTACTGAAGAAAAACGGGAAGCACCGGAACCCCACAATCAGAATCCTTTTTGTTGGCGAAATATCCTTCACCAGCGGGAAGGGGTTTATAGCCACCATCGGGGATTTTGACAATTCCAGAAACATCCATAGCCGTTCCACCGCAACGGCACATGATACAAAATGGCGAAGGCTTGTGATTCTTACCAAATTCTTCAATGCCCTTTTCCAAGAACATCCACCATGACCGTCCGCATTTATCACAGCGGTATTTCATGGCCCCATGAACCAAAACTTCTTTTTTCATCGGTATTCCCTCCCGGTCTTACGGTCTTTGATTTCAATGCGGTTCAGAAGTTCAAACCCCGCCAAACGGGTGATGTACTTCAGGACGAAGATCAGGGTGTTCACCCGCTTCTGCTGTTCATCCTCGTCACGGATGATATTCTTTGTGCCGTGGTAGGCTGTCGGATCGTGATACCCTTCAGCATTTTTCCAAGGTTTAGGCATCGGTTTTCCCTCCTTCTTCTCTGTACCATTCTTCAATGTCACACCCAATGTCCTTTAGCTTTTTACGGGCCAACCACCCATCATCGGCCTGTTCCATCAGGTAATATTCCCGTAGCTTCAAGGTTTCGGCATAGAACAGCTTCCATGCCAGCTTCAGACGCTTTGGGCCAAATCCAAATTGGGTATGAAGCATCCACAGGATGGATGATTCTTTGTCCATGTCAAAGGCCCGATCATTCTCCACAATCTGTTTCTTGATTTCCTGATCCAAGGCCCGTTCTTCAGCTTTGTTGAACTGAACGGCGAAGATTTTACCACCGGACTTCTTAAACATCGGCATGGTATTCACTCCAAATATCATCGAAGCATACCGGAATCAGCCAATGAACCTTGTCCAACAGAATCAAGGCCACTTCCCGCATCTGCGGATGTGCGGCGGGTGAACAGCGCAACTTCAGGAAATGCCGCCATTCACGAATGTTGGCCGTCATGACCACTTCTGTTTTCAGGCTGTTGGGCAGAACAGAACGGGCTTCTTGCGGGGTGGCTCCATTCTGAAGAAGTTCCATATACCACGCTTCAGCATCAGCCATAGCCGCTTCCCACTTCTGGTAGTTCTCCCAATCCTGATCCGAATGTTGATCGTGGAAGAAGCAAGGTTCAATCACCGTGATTTCCTCACCGAACTTGCCCTTGCCGTAATTGCAATAGCGGGTGGATTCCTGACAGTAAGAAGCCATCCGGTGGCGGACGATCTCATGAGAAACCCCACGATCACAAATGAACTTCACCGTAAAGGAACAATGTTCCAGAACCGCTTCATGCCCACGCTTGATGATCCCGGCAACGAACTTTTCAGCGGAACCTTCCGTGATCTTATCCTCGGACTTGTAGCAGACACGGCCACATTGTTCCAGCCGCTTCAGAATAGTGGCCCCATCAATCGGGGTGATGAACTGCACATCAGGCTTGATAATTTTCATTTTCTTCAACCTCCCAATTCATTCCGGTGCTGTGACCGGTAAGGATCGAACCCTTCAGGGTAACGCTGTTCCAGCTTTTTCAAGTTTTCTTCCATGACCGTATCAAGGTCAGAACCAATGGCATCACACAAAACGGCCAAATACCAAGCCACATCACCAAGTTCTTCAATCATGTGGCGCTTGTCCAGTTCATGGCCGTGGAAGAAATGTTTCTTCACCTGTTCGGCCACTTCACCGGCTTCACCGCAAAGGCCCAAGGCACATTCCAGCTTCAGCCGATCCATGTTGGAACGGTCAGCGGTTCGCAAGGAATCCCGCATATAACGGTTAGCGTTCATCGGCGTGTTCCTCCGCTTTCAGATCGTCCAGTTCAAGAACCGTCATAATGGCGTAATTGGCAAGGTCAATCAGGGTATCACGGATAGATTCATCCTTGACTTCCTGAACCTCGGATTTGGTCAGGCTCTTGAACCGGGCCAGCTTATCCCCAAGTCTGATCCGGGGCATTGCCATTCCTTCTTCCGTGAAGGTCTGGTGAAAGCTGTCACCATAGTCATGATTTTTCATGGCGTACAAGGCATTGATTTCCTTGCAAATATCGGAATGGCGTTCCGTTTTGGTTTTAGGTAACATTGAAATCATCCTTTCTTTCAGTTGAACCATTTGATCACCGGATCACCGGTGAAGCCCTTTTCCCACACATACCACGCATAGGCAATGGCGCTTTCCGGTTTCCCGGTCATATCACCGTTTTTATAACAGGCCAGCCGGGAACGGCTAATATAAACTTTTCGGGGGGGGGGTATGCTTGAAGAACTCACCCCGTTTTTGCCCCTCCAAGAACTGAACCTTCAGGAACATAGCCACTTTCCCACCGGGGCGGACGCTTTCAAGCGCCCTTTGAACAAATTCAAGCCCCATTGAATATGGCGGGTTTGTGATTATATCGCCTTCAAAATCGTCCAGCGTTTCCTTCAGGAAATCCAGCGGTTCAGGATCACCGAAGCCCCAGTAAATCAGATCAGTTGAAATGACTTCATAACCGTGGGCCTGAAGCACCTTGGAAATATGGCCTTCCCCACAGGCCGGTTCCCAAATGACCGGGGAAAACTGTTCCAGTTCCAGAAGCATTTCCACGGCCCTTGGATCGGTGGCGTAGTAATCAAATGCTTCTCGTTCTTCAGGAACATGGTTGGAACTGCCCAAAGTGGTGAACACCTTCTTGGAACCACTCATTCTGTGTCACCGCCTTTCACAAATACACGGGTTTTCCGGTTTCTGATCCACTTGGGAACCGTTGTGAAGCCACAGCGTTTTGTGATCTGCCGGGAAAACTCAATCTTGGAAAGGGCTTGGAAGTTGTTTGCAATGCAATATTCCTTATACCGGCGATACACGGAATCGGTGGCTTCATTTTCAATCCCGTCAAGGCCCACTTCATTGATGAACCCAATAATGGGGTTGTTGTTTTCCTCATATTCATCCAACTGCCCCTGAACTCTGCTGGAAGTAGTGAACTGTGCGTTCCCAAGAACCCGCTTCAACCCCTGAAGGCCAAGCAAGGCCAGATATTCCATTGAACCCTGTTCACACAGTTCATCCTTGATGAATGGGCGGAAGTCTGCATCATTGGGGGTGAACTTGGCATCGAAGGGAACGATCACCAAACGCCGCTGAACAGCTCCGGTTTTGTCCTTGATACGGGGAATATTGTTGGCGCTGAACAGGAACTTGGAATAATTGTTGAACTCAAATGGATCTTGGCCTTTGCGCTCCACATTCACCCGATCACCCGTGACCAGCTTCTTGAACACGGAAGCATTGGCAATAAATTCATCACCAATATCATCACCGATGTTTGCCAGCTTGCCGAACAGTTCAGCGGTTTTGAACCTATCACCCAATTCCTTCAGGTCAAGGGAAGCAATGTTCTGATCTCCAAGAAGGTTCTTCACCACATGAAGGAAGGTGGATTTGCCGTTGCTCTTATCGCCAATCAAGATGAAGGCTTTGCCAAGTTCGTTGCGGCGGTACATACAATAGCCCACCATTTCTTCCAGCAAGGCCCGAACTTCAGGATCATCACAGGCCAGCCGGTTCAGGGTATGATCCAACAGATCATCATGGGCGGCGGGGTTGTACGGCCACGGGATTTTGTTTGTAATGACCACATCCGGGGTGAACTCTTTGAAAGAACCATCCCGGATATTGTAAAGGCCGTTGCTGAAAGCAATGATATTCGGGTTGGTGGCCTTGGTGTTTTCCTCAATCATGATTTCCAGATAGGACAGGACTTCCGAACGCCACGCCCGTTTCAGGTTGCTGATCAGCTTGATCATGGCCCCTTCAATTTCACCGGCACCGGAAACATAGATACCATCCTTGTAAATGTGAAGCTGGTTATTGATCTTCACAATATGGTTGTTGTTCTTCAGGTAGGTGGCGAACTTATCAAACAGGAAGGTTTTATCCCGGAAGAAGGATGTTTTCTTGAAGGCATCATCCCGAAGGATCACATCAAGTTCCTTGTCGGAAAGGGGCTTCTTCAGCACATAACGGTTAATCAGCCTGATACATTCACGAGCTTCTTCCTTGGTGAAATCGTCACTCTGAAGGGTCAGAATGTAGTTGAACAGGGTTTGGTTCCGCCCATCACCTTCCCCAAGGTTCGGGAAATCATAGTTACTTTTCACTGGGGTCAGCCACTTGGGAAGTTCCTGAATCTCCCCTTCAGGGAAGTCATACAGAATGGGCCGTTCCACGCCACCGGACTTCAAGATTTCATAGCTGTTATTGGCTCCAACCTTTCCATCCGTGGTGATACCCACGGCCAAGGTGCATTTCGTCCAGCTTTTTTTAACACCACAGTTCTTGAACAAGAAGTGTTTTCCCCGTGTGGTGGCGTACACTCTGCACTTCAGTTCTAAATCCTGAACAATTCTGAACAAAAGTTCAGATGTTTCCGCATCGTCCACATCAATTAGGATGGTTTCTTCTCCAAGAATACCGGCGTATTCATCAAGGTCTTGGACTTCAGAACGGGTTTTCAGTTTTTCAACGCCTTTGAACTTTTCAAGGCATTGTTTGTTTCTGGTAGGCACATAGCCCCTAAACAGTTCCATGCTTCAACGCTCCCCCCCCCGAAATGTTTTATTGTTCATCGCTCCACCCCGAAATCTTTCAACCGATCCCAAGCAACATCAATGTAATATTGCTTGTCCAGTTCATCCGGGATAGGAAGGTTGGTCACATCATCATTGATAAAGAAACAATGATCCGGGGTGTTGCCGAACTTTTCAGGGTTCTTTTCCCGGCCCTTGACGATTTTCCCGGAAACCTTGAAGATTCCGCCCTTGCTCTGATCCTTGGAAGCGAACACCCGGAAGGTTTTATCCGTCTGAACCTCACCGCCGCTGAAGCGGGTGATTTTCTTAGAACGGCCTTTTTCATCCCTGATCTTGGCTTCCGTAATCACCGGGGAATAAAGGGCATATTTGTACTTGCTGGACACCTTCACAACCTTCTGAAAATCTCGAAGATTGGAACATTCCATGATGGTTGTTTCCGGGCTGATCCCATGAAGGAAATAGTTCACAATGGCCCGGTTGACAATAGGAAGGTCATAATCCAGATCGGACAGCTTTTTGACATAGGCACCCTTGCACTTCCAGCGGGGTTTCCCTTTTTCATCACGAAGCGGCCCGGAAGGAATAATGATGTAATTGTTCACATCCTTCTGATACACCTTTTGAAATTCATCAAATTCAAGGCGCATCCCGGTTCTTTGCTCCCACTCCCAACACAGATCGTCCAGCATTTCAAAATCTTCATACCGGCGAAGTTTTACCAAAATACCATCCGTGTTGCTCTGGATGATTTCACAATGATCTTCCAGCCGTTCAATCAAATCCAGAAGAAGAAGCTGACCTCCCACACAAACATTGTTGGCTTGCCGGGGGTCATACATGGCGTTGTGCTTATCCTTCATAGCGCCATAGGTGCTGTTCAGAACAATCTTGTACGGCTGTTGCATGGGGTTCTTCTCTGCCTTCAGCTTCAGGCGGGTGTGGTAGATTTCAGCATACTTGGAAGGATCGTGAACATTGCGGGAAAGCCACTTATAAACCAGCATCAAAGACGGGTAATAGGAAGCCACATCCACATTGACAAACCATCCTTCCCCGTGATATTTGGGAATGGCCCCATGAAGGCCACCCCAAGCGAACACATGGGGAACCCCGGCCACATCCAGTTCAAGAGTTTTGGAATAATCACGGTTCAAGGGGTTCTTGTACCAATTCAAAACTTCTGTGTATTTTTCGATCCGCAAGCTGGGCGGGAACTCAATTTCAAATTCATCATTGTGTTCCCTTTGAACGGCCCCAAGGATTTTGGCGGAAAGCTGTGCTTTGGTGCGGCCAATGTCAGAAATGGGAAGGTGGAACGCCTTCACAAGTGACATTTGGGCATCAAATTCATCTTCCTTCCGCCTTAACCACACTTCCACCGTCTGTTCCACATCATGGCGGCAATATTTGACCGTTTCAGCCAGCTCTGCTTCAGTCAAAGGCCGGTCAATGTCGAAGGGAACAGAAGTTTCTTTTATGGAATGGCCCATGAACGCTTCCAGCGCCTTCAGGCTGATTGGCGGGTTCGGCATCACATCATAATTGATCAGCGGGTATTCCCTGAACAGGCTTGAATATCTGTAACCGGGTTTAGCCTCTGCAATGATCCAATCATTCACAGGCTTTGGATCAAACCCACACAGAATGGCCTTCAGGATGTACTGATCATAGTTCCGGGAATTGTAACCGGCCCAAATCACACCCTTGTGTTCCTCATAGAAGCGTTTCAGCTTGTCGGGATCGTTGATAATCACGGTTTCTTTTCGGGCGTTCAGGTCGATCAGGACAACCAGCCAGTCATACCGGAAAACCTCAAAATCATAGAAGATCATCAACTCACATCCTTTCAGCTTTTGTGAAATCGGTCAGCGTTTCCGCTTTATCAGCCCCGCCACGGGAAGGCTTTCACTTGGGGCCATTGTGGGGCCGAAGCCCCACATTTTGTGCTTGAAAGTTAAGGTTCAAAACCGTATCAAGCACCATATGTGCTCGATTTGATTATAAAAAATCTTTGGTCAGTTTTCAACCTCGAAAACTTCTTCAACGGTGATGGAATTGAAGCGGGAATCATCGTAGTCCACCGCATATTCCAAGTTTCCATCAATGGCTTCCGCCACATCAAGAACAAGCTGGGCAAACTGCTTGTAGCTGGTGAAGCTGACAGGAACACCGGAATCCAGCTTTTCAAGGAAGCCCATAGCAGAAGCGATCATGTTCTTGTCATTCTTGGTGCCGTAAAGGACACGGTTCATGAAAAGGCGCTGGTTCTTGAACTCACCGGACAGGATTTTGAAGGACACGGCCAGCATGGGGCGGTTGGGATCGGCCTTGGTGCCTCTGATCTCCATGCTTTCCAGCTTCACTTCATACTTGCCAGCGGGGATGGTGGGGAAATCACCGCCGCCGTTCTTCTTGGCATCCTCCACATCAGCCTGAAGGCCCTTCAGATCAACAGAACGATCAATCTTGTCAAAATCAATAGCCATAGTTTTTTACCTCCAAAAAATGTATTTATTAAATGGTTTTCAGAAGATCAGCCAACCCACCAAACAGGGTATCAAGCACCTTGGCCGTTTTGTCAGCCGTTTCCTTGGCCCTGTTCATGTTGTCAACTTCTTCTTTCGTAGGGGAAAAACCACCATCAGGAATGAACAGATCATCAGGAAGAACGGTGTTCAGCAGATGATCAAGGGCCGCATCCGCCATCACATCACAAAAATCTTCATGATGTTCAGCGTAATTCCGAATGGCGATCTTGGCGGCGGAACGATGAAATTCGATCAGGGCTTCACCATCAGCACCGGGCGGGGGGGGGATCAGGTTGGCGCACACCTGAATCTTGCGGAACAGGCCACGCTTGTTCATTTCCTCTTTGAAATGGTTCAGGGCATCGTTTTTCATTTTGGGTTCCTCCTTATATTTGGTTGGAAATTATCTTTCCAATTTCCCTGACTGCATGGGCGATCTTCTCACGGTTTATCCGTTTTTCTTGAAGAACACCCGTGATAACTGCGGCTTCCGTCTGAATGTCCTGAAAGGCTCTGTGATTGCTTTCAAGGTCAGCTTCATAGGAAGCAAGGTCTGTGTTCTCACCGGCCTTGGCCGATCTGACTTCTTCATCAGCCTTTTCAGCGTATTCCCGGAAATACTTGGCCGCTTCATAGCCCATGTGCTTTTCAACCAGATATTCAAAATCACGGGCCTTGAAAATGGTTTCAGGCTTCCCGGCAATCATCAGCACATCAGCCATTATTCTTCACGCTTCTTCCGGGTACGGCGGGGCGGGTTAGCATCCGTCTTGGGTGCGGGTTCCTCTGCCTGTGCCTTGGGGCGATCCCACAGGGGGCAACCATCGGGGCCGCCTTCCTTGTGGCAACGGTGGCCAGCGTCAATGGACGGACAAAGGGGGATTTCCGGGTTCTGATCGTGCTGTCTGAAAATGCGTTCACCGTCCGGGCATTTGGGAAGATCGTTCCAAGGCGGGGTGTCACTGGTGGCCGGTTCAGCAACGGTATCAGGATCACCACAAGCCGCCTTTGCCGCATCTTCAACCGGATCATAGTTGTCAGCCGGGGGCGGGGTTTCAGTCTTGGGCTTTCTGCCCCTTCTGCTGGGCGCTGTGGTGGGCGTGTCGGTGGTTTCGGGTGCGGGGGTAGCCGGGGTATTGCCGCCACGCTTCACGGCTCCTGCGGCCTTCTGGTTAGCTTCCTCATAGACTTCACAGAAAGCGTCATAGGTCAGCGGGATTTCCTTATCACGGACAGTCAAACGGCCACCGCCGAAGATCACTTCAGAAGTCTTGAAAGACAGCACCCGTTCATCATCGTCCGCCACGATACGGGCCACCAGATCAACCATACCGGCCACCTTGTTTGCCACCTTATCCTGAAGGTTCGGCTTGATGGAACTGATCTTATCGCCGCCCTTGCGGGTCAGGTCACGGCTTCTGTCCTCATGGCTGATCAGGATGATGTTTTCATAGTCCAGATTCACCAGCCGCTTCAGAGTGTTCAGGAACTCGCTTCTGACCATATCCCACGCACGGAAGGAATCATCAGATTCATGCTTCCAGCCCTGACGGTCACAGATGTAAACCCGGCACGATTCATAAACATCTTCCAGAAGGTCAACCACGATGGTTCGGAAATCGTTCTGTTTCTTTTCCAGTTCGGTAACGGCATCCGTGAACACTTCATAGGCCAAACGGCGCTTGGTGATACGGCCTTCCACCGTTACGGTGTCACGAATGGCGATATAGGGGGCATCCACAAACTTGATGTTGCCATCCGTGTTCAACATCAGGGGATCGGGGAACTGATTGGCAAAGAAGGTTTTGCCGCTGAAGGGTGCGCCGTAAAGCCACACAACCTTCTTCTTGGTGGCGTTCAGATCACGGCGTTCATTCTTGGGAAGTAACATATAATCCCATCCTTTCTGACAATATTCTTCATACTCACACCATCCACAAAAATGGTTTGGGTTCTTGGGAAAGTCTGTGGCTTCAACCATGTGCTTCACATCGGTCAGGAAGTCCACAATCTTCATGGGGTTGTACTGAACCGGCATCAGCGTTGGTTCAGCATCTTTCAAGGCCGCTTGCAAGCGGTCACGGAATTGGGAAAGGGTTTCGGTGCTTTTCTGCCTGATCTTGGGCTTGGGAACAATCAGGAAATACATATTTCTGATCCGGTGGCCGGGATGGGTCAGTTCATACCAATACTTGTATTCGTGAAGCTGACCGGAAACGGCGTAGTTCTTGGCGTTGTTGGAATACTTGAAATCGTACAAATCAAATGCTTCAAATTCATCCAAATCTTCACCGGTGATCAGCCCATCCAGCTTCAGGCCCTTCCCCACGGGAACCAGATAATCCATGAAGCCGATGAAATCAGCGTTCCCAATAGGCAATTCAAAGGTTCCGCCCGGTGGCAACATGGCCTTTGCCTTGGGGATCATGGCTTCCAGCTTCATCATTTCATGAATGTGATCATCCGTCAGAACCGGGAAGCTGTTCTTGTAGAAGTCAAGGGCTTGTTCAACCCCTTCTTCAATGCCGGTGTGAAGGGCGGTGCCAAGGATCAGGGCGTTGTCTGCATCCGTGTTCGGGATCGTGTCTAATCCATCAACATATCGCAACCGATATTTGAATGGGCAACGATCAAACACTTCAACCCGGCTATGGGAAAATCTTGTGGACACGATTTCACCCCCTTTATTATGTCTTTGAATGTGTCAAACCCTTGTGGGTATAGCACCATTGCTATTCCGCCGCTATTATTGATTTGGCGAATATTACGCTTCTGAAGCACAGATGGGGTTCCGTTGGTAGCCTTCAACTCCACTTCAAGGGCAATGCCCTTCACGGTGATCCGCATATCAGGAAGGCCACTTTTCACATACCGGCTTCCACCCCAACGCTTTTCATAGAAGCCACAGGGCGGGGCGCTCATGCGGTCAACAGGTTCACCCAAGGGATATATCCCTTCAGATTCCAGCCATTTCTTCAGGCGGTTTTCAAAGTTCTTTTCACCGGCCATCGGCTCACCCCTCCAACATCTGAATCAGGCTGTGAATACCTCTGACTTGGGTGAAACCCTGAATCTTCCCTGTTCCAGCGTAGAATTGAAACAGTTTATCATCAGACTTCCGCCAACAATGGAAGTGGCCTGTTTGCTCATTTTTCAGTTGGTATTCAATGCCGTGGGCTTCAAACTGCTGAATGGCATAGGCGATCCGGTCGGGGTTCTTTGCAACCCGTTCTGAATGAACCTGTTTGGCATGATTTTTCAGGGCATCCCATACTTCATCCCTTGCCATCGGCTCCACCACCTTCCGCCAAATAGTCACACCATGCAAGGAAGGCACGGCGCAACGGGTTAGTGTTGCCATCATCGGCCCATCCAGCAAAGCCAATCCACCCATCCCGGTTGAAGCTGATACATTCACGCCGGGTGAAATAGTGGGCGTTCATGTAGATGTAACACTCGGTAATGTGGCCGTTGGTGGCCTTCTTCATGTCAACCCGTTTGCTTAAAGTCATGGTGACGGAAGTTTCACCAGCCTTATTGGATTTCTTCAATTCCTTCTGAAGCATCATGCAAAGGATCAAAATATCACCTTCATCAATGCTGTCATAGGTCAGGCCCTTGGCGCTGAAATACTCCCGAAGTTCATTATTGGTGCAAACAGGTTCAAAGCCCCGGCAACTCATGACTTATCCCCTTTCAGGGTGATCTTCACATAACCGGCCTTGGCGGTGGTCTTGGAACACTCGGAAGCAATGTCCGGGTATTTCTTCTTCAGCTTGGCGGAATCAATGCTGGTGGCATTGGTGGGCTTCACAAGGGTAAGGTTCAGAACATCGGATTCAAACTTATCCACGCCGAACTTCACCATTGCTTCATACAGCTTGGCCTTCATTTCCTTTTCCTGATCCTCAATGGCCTTCTTGTGGGCGGTCAGAGAAGCAATGGCGTTCAAGGTGGCAAGCTGGGTGTTCTTGAACTCCTGAAGGGCCGTTTCTTCATCGAAGGTGGCCGAACCACAGGCGTTCGGGTTTTCCTGACAGGAATCAGGACAAGTGTGGAAATCCGGGCATTTGTGGCAACACCCATCAAATTTTCCACGGGGGCAAGCATTTTCACATTTGATCATTTTTCGGGTTCTCCTTTCAGATAAACATTCAACTGCTTCAGGCCGAAGGCGGAAGCGGCTTCATGGTTGTCAAAATAAATGTCGATCTGGTTTTCACCGTATTTGTCAATCACCCATTGGGCGGGGCGATCCTGAACGATGTATTCACCCAAGCCTTCCACTTCCACCACGGTTCCCAAGGGAAGCGGGGAAGCACAGGAAACACCGGCTTTCAGTTCTACACCAGCGGCACCATACACAATGCCGTTGGGCCGGTTCTTGGCCCATTCACCGCAACACTTTTCACAGGAACAATAGGCGGTAATTCTGAAATTGCCTAACAGCACCGGTTCAGGTTCGGCGGGTTCTTCCACCAGCGGAGTTTCCACCGGCTCCAAGGTCACATCCGGGGTCACGGCGGTAAGCTGATCCGGTTCAATGGGGGCATCCGGGGCCTTGCTGTCGACAGCAGAACAGCGCCCAAATATAAACCCCATTGCAAGGCCCATCAGAAGGGCCACAAGGAACATCCGCCTGAACCGCTGGTTAAGGGCTTTGCGGCGCTGTTGCCGCTTGCTCATACTTTCTGAATAGTTCATCGGTATAGTCCTTTCTCATTTCCAAAGTGGAAAGAATATCTTCTTCAACCGTTCCCGGACAGATCATCAGGTAATAGAAACATGGCCGTTCTTGCCCAAGGCGGTGAATACGCTTTTGGGATTGCTCCCACAATTCCGAACCTTGGGGAAGGCTGAAGTAAATGATTTTGTTGGCAAGCTGGAAATTGCCGCCCATTGCACCGGCCTGATACTGAATGAAGGTAATGCTGTTGTGTTGGTAGCGGTAAGCATCCAAGTTCTTTTCCTCACCGGAAAGAACAGACACAGGCCGGTTCAGGCCCTTGGCAATCCCCTTCAGGCGTTCCATTTCTTCCGTGAAGTTATAGAACACAATCAAGCGATCTTCCGTGCTGTTCACCAAATCCCGGAAGGCTTCATAACGGGCCGGGTTATATAGGCCGCAAAGCTGACGGGCGTAAAGGCGGCGGGTCAAACTGGTATCACCGATCAATTCCCGTTCACAATGGGCATTGGAACCGTAGAAATCCGCATCCAGTTCAAATTCACCAAGGTTGGCGCTGTCAATCGCAATATAGCGATCATTCCAGAACTTCCAATAAAGGGATGAAGGGCGGGTTTTGACTTTGATCCAGTTCCGTTCTGGTAGGCTGATCCCGGCTTGTTCGGTGGTCATGAAAACGGCCCCATGTTCGGCCAGCTTCATCTTCAGCCGGTCAACATTCTTATAGCCGGTAATCTGTTGCCGCCAAAATCCATCGGTTTCAACCCATTCCGTTTGAATGTACTGCTTCCAGAACAGTTCTTTTGAAATCTTCCAGCCCATCAGTTGGCATTGGCTCCACAGGTTTTCATACTTGCCGCCCGTGGGGGTGCCTGACAGAAGGATCACATTATCCGGTTTCAGCCCAAGGATGAACTTTGACCGTTTGGCGTTCTCGTTCTGGATCAGGGAACTTTCATCCAACATCAGCGTGAAGCCGGTCAGAGTTTTCAGCACATTACGCCTGAAGGTCAGTTCATAGTTGATCACACCACAAATCCGATCCGGGTTATCAACTTCCATTGCGGCCTTCATGAACCAATCAAATTCATTTTTCTTGGTCATGTCATAAATCATCCAACAATGGTTCATGGCGTAATTTTCCGTCATGTGTTCAATCCAGTCTTGAACCTTTGAACATTGACACACCAAAAGATTTACACGGCTGTTCAGCTTCATCATTTTTTCGGAACCAACAAAGGTTTTCCCAAGGCCCATATCAAGGTAATAGGCCACCCGGTTCTTCCCCTCGGTTTCATCAAGGGCCTGTTGCTGGTGCTGGAATAGGTTAATCATTGATCTGAATGGAAGCGCCCAAAACCTTCTTGGCGTGGGTGGTGGAACCGAACAGCTTTTTGACCACGGCGGCACAGAAGCCGGAATAGTAGTCATAGGAATCCGCTTCCCCACAGGAAACAATGGTCTTGGTGTTGTCGGCCCACAGAATGATGGTCTTGGGGCCGCTATAAATGACCTTCTTGATTTGCGGAAGGCCGGTCTGACGGGAACGGCGGATGTGATTTGCAACGCCAAAGGTGGCGTTAAGATCGGCCTTGATATATTCCATCATGGCATCGGGCAGAGTACCCACCGCAACCACCTTGGATTCAGAGAACCAAAACAGGCCCTTGGAACTTGCGTCATTCGTCTGCTGAAAGAGTTCCACGCCAACTTTCTTGTTCTGCGAAAAGTAATTCTTCACCTTGCCGATGTAGCCGGTGAACTTGCCGCTGTATTCCGCATCAGGCAAGATTTTAACGATCATTCCAATCTGAAGCATATAAACCATCCTTTCATCGGTGAAGCCATTCACGGCGGATGTACTGAATCGCCGTTTCAAAGCCTTCAGACATTTCAGCGGGGCAATTCGGGCTATGCTGGGCGCTCCGCAACTGCTTAATTGCCTTCTTCAGTTCGCCACGGGTGGCGTTAGGCGTGTAGGGGGGGGAATCGGGCGCAACCACATAGATAATGGCGAAGAAGCAAATCATATCAATGTTGGTGGCGTTCCTGATCAACTCCAACAGTTCATCACGGGTGTTGTCCATCGGTATTCCCCTTTCAGGCCGTAAGGCCGAAGAAGGAATTGAACTGATCAGCACCCACATAATCACGGAACTTGGTGGGGTTGATATAGTAATTCCAGCAAGCACCGGTTCCGGGAACAGCGTTCCCGAAGGGAAGAAGGCCACGCTGAAGGCCGATTCTGACGAACTGATCAGATTTGCCCATGCACCGGGCGGCTTCCTTCACGCTGATCTTCTTGATGGGCGGTTCCGCAACCGGGGCGGCTCCATAACCCATCAGGTAATCAAAGGAAACGCCGGTGGCATCGGCAAGGGCCTTGATACGGTCAGGGCCGGGGGTGTTCTTCCCGGAAAGGTATTGGCTGATAGCGGCCTTGGAAGCCCCGGCCTGTTCAGACAGGGTGGATTGGCTCATGTTGGCCTGTTCCATAGCGTTCTTCAAACGCTCTGCAAAGGTGGTCATTGTGCGTACTCCTTTCATTTTTTAATTTCAGATTCGGCAAGCCGTTTCCGAAGTTCGGTCATAAATTCACGGGTTCGGTTGATCGGAAGGCCAGCGGCAAGCCGTTCTTCTTCAAAAGCAAAGCGGATTTCCAGTTGATCAACTGAATAATCAGCCCGGAAGGTTCGCCAAGTCCGGTGTTCCATGTCCAACAGCTTTGCCCACAGATCGGGAAAATGTTTTCGCAAGTTCCGTAATTCTTCAAGGCTCTGCAACGGACAGCACCAACAGGAAACCCGGTGGAAAATCTCATACAAGCCACCCCAATCAAAACCGTGGGAATAGCAGTATTTCAAACAATCGGCTTCCGTCCAACCCCATTCCGCCAATGGGTGACGGTGTTCGGGGTTCTGATTGTGTTCCCGTTCCAACCGGTATTCTTCATCAGCCGCAAGGCCAATCAACTGAATAACGGTGTATTCTTCACGAAGCTGGGCGAGATACTTATTGATGATTCTGGTTTTCAATTCAGCAGTACACCAACGGGCTTGCGGCCCCGGCCAGCTTTGACCTTTTTTATCTTGCAATTCAGGGTTGTGGCGTTTAGGTTGGTATTCAAACATGAACCAATCAAAAGATTTTGGATTTTGAACCCGTGTGAACTTGATTCCCGCATCCATGAAGATTTTTTCAAGCTGGTTGATATGCTCCATCATGGCCGGGAACTCCATCCATGTGTCACAGTACACCACTTCATGAAGGGGATATGTGACAGGATCGGCCTTGTGTCGGGCCAGCCATTCAAGGCCAAGTGCGGTGGAATCCTTACCACCCGAAAGGGATAGAACCCAATATTCGGGTTTCTGGTTTATTTCATTCATGGTACTTACTCCCATTGAACACTATATGTGCTCGATTTAGTTAAAAAAAAGTTCCTGAACCGAAACACCAAAGAAATTGGAAATGCGAACCTTCACTTCATCACGGGGAACCCGTTCGTCACGCTCATACATAGCGTAAGAAGATTTGGTAATTCCAAGTTCCTTGGAAATTTCGTCTTGGGTTCTGCTCCCTCGCAGTTCCCGAAGTTTCTTTCCGACACTCATTCGTTGCACATCCTTTCTTCAGAAGTAAAACAGCCAAGTTCCGAACAAGCAATTTCCGGGCGGTCATATCTTTTACATGGGGATTGATACCCAATACCCGAAGCCATAAACGGGAACGCTCATGTTGTCGCTGTTGCCCTGCCATCATCAGCACCGGTGGGGCGGTTCCGGTGGACGGGCCTGAAGGCCCGTTTCGGCTTATTGATTCCAATAGTCAAAATCATTCAAAATATATTCACGATTTTCGGGGGTGTCGGGTAAATTGTATCCGCTTCCTTTATTGCCAAGGAACAATTCACCAAAGTCATTGATCCCACAAGAAAGGCCCGTCTGTTTGTTTTCTTTCCAAACTTCCATATCTCATATACCCCTTTCGGTGTCTTATTCGCTGGTGATGTGCACCTTTTGTGCTCGTCTGATTATCATTATACACGATATGTGCTCAAAGTCAAGCGCAATCGAACACGAATTGTGCACAAAGAAATGTGTTACTAATTGTGCACATCGACGGATTGACTTTGTGCACATAATGTGTATAATGAAATATAGAAAGACTTCTGAAAGGGGTGTACTTATGCCGAAGTTTTCTGATCGGTTCAAGCAATTACGAACCGAACGCCGTCTATCCCAACAGAACTTGGCGGATCAGCTTGGTTTTTCTAAAAGTAGTGTAAATATGTATGAACGGGGCGAACGGGAACCGGGCCTTGAATCTATGGAAACCATTGCTGACTATTTTAATGTTGATTTGGATTACCTCATGGGAAGATCAGACATTCCGAACCGGAATGATTGGTTGAAAAGTATCAATAAATCTGTGGTGGTTGAACCTTCACAGCCACAAATGAAGTTTGATAACATCATCCCAATTTCTACAAAGCGTTTCCCATTACTTGGTGACATTGCGTGTGGAAAACCCATCATGGCAAACGAAGAAAAAGAACTGTATGTAGAAGCCGGGGCCAACATTTCTGCTGATTTCTGTTTACGGGCCAAGGGTGATTCCATGATCGGGGCCAGAATCTATGATGGGGATATTGTTTTCATCAGGAAACAGGAAATGGTGGACAATGGTGAAATTGCCGCTGTTATCATCGAAGATGAAGCAACCCTGAAGCGGGTGAATTATTTCCCTGAAAAGAACCTTCTGATCCTGAAGGCTGAAAACTCCAAGTATGAAGATTTGGTTTATACCGGGGAACAGTTGGATCACATTATCATCCTTGGAAAAGCTGTGGCCTTCCAAAGTGATGTAAGATAGACGGTGGCGGGATGAAGAAGTTCTTGAAAGGCGTAGTTGGGTACTTTCTTGGAACAGCAATGTTTGTTTATACTGCGTGTATCTTCATGGAACCTAATCTTCTTCCGGTGTTTGTTCTTATGGACGCTATCTGTGCTTTGATTTTATTTCTGATTTTCCGAAAGCGAAAACCGAAACCGGCAAAACAGAAGGCCCCACCCAAAACAGAACCCACCGTTCAGGTTCATTCCAATCTGAACCCGGAACGGGCTATTAAATCCATGCCGGGGGCCTACACCGTAGCAGAAGCCAAAAACCATGTGCGGATTGTTCAAGATTGCTTGAACATCTTTGAAAAGACAAAGAACCTTGAAACATTCTTTTCCCGCTATGAATATGGTATGCAAATAGCCCTGACGGTGGATCAAGCGGCCAAGGCCGGGATCATCCCTTACACATCTGATCTTCCAGCTTCTTTCTTCAAGGCGGCTGATAGTCAGAAAGAACGGGTTTTGTTGGATTCCTATTCCGATCAGAAAGCCAAGATTGATGAACTGAAAACCGCAAAGGCCAAAGCCACCCATTGGAACCGGTATCTGAACACCCTGAAAGAATACGAAGATCAATATTCCATGAACCCTGATTCTGAATATCCTGAAGTTCTGGAACAGGTCAAAGGTGAACTTGCCAAACTCGATCTGTCCACATCCGTTCCGCCGTCCAATCCCTGAAAACACAGGAAAATCAAGGCTTTGGAACAGGTGGAACAGATAAAGCGCCGGTTCTCTATATACTCTTTTTCTTTTATATATTTTTTTATCTACTCTTTGAAGTAATATAATATCCGTTCCAAGTGTTCCATTCTCTCAAAGCCGCACCCCGCAAGGATTTTAAGCGGAACGGATATGGAACAAATGCAAAAAAAAATGACCGCCCCCGGTCTTGCACACCGGAAGCGGTCAGGCGAAACAAACCCTTTTGAAGTTAATGTTTCAAACGCCTTTGAACATTATATCACATGGGGTTTAGCTTTGCCATACCCAATTTTGAAAGTTCAGGTGATATAATGCGAAATCCAAACGGGTATGGAACGGTTGCAAAGCTATCAGGCCAACGCCGCCGCCCATACATTGTGAAGAAAACCATAGGTTGGAATGACAAAGGCCATCCCATCTATGACATTATTGGCTATGCTGAAACCCGTGAAGCCGGGAACATCATGCTTGCTGAATACAACCGTGATCCTTGGGATGTTGACCGGGCCAAGATCACCCTTCAACAGCTTTTTGACCTCTGGAAAGAAAAGAAGGCCCCGAAGCTGGGTGAATCCAATCGTTCTTCCCTCTGTTCAGCGTTCAAGCATTGTTCAGCGTATGTGAACAAACCTTACAAGCAACTGCGATCCTACCAAATGCAAGAAACCATTGATGGTTGTGGGAAAGGGTATAGCACCCAAGCGGCCATCAAGAACCTGTGGGGCCACCTTGACCGGTTCGCCCTTGAAATGGATATAATAAACCGGTGCTTCTCCGAACTTCTGACTTCTGATCCAATACCGCCCACCAGCCGCCTTCCGTTCACCAATGATGAAATCAAAACGGTGTGGGAACATCAGTCTGATCCTTGGGTTGATACGGTTTTGATCTTGCTATATTCCGGGTGGCGTATCTCTGAATTTCTGAACCTGAAACCTGAAGATATAGACTTGAAGGAAGGCACGATGAAGGGCGGCACCAAAACGAAAGCCGGTAAGAACCGCATTGTTCCCATCCATCCAAAGATCAGGCCATTGATTGAACGGCGGCTTGCCGAAGGTGGCCCCCGGCTGATCAGCTACAACGGGAAGATTTGCAATCAAACCCAATACCGGATATTTTGGGCGGATATTATGAAGGCCCTGAAGCTGAACCATACCCCGCACGAATGCCGCCACACCTTTGAAACCAAATTGGATAGTGCCGGGGCCAACCGAAAATGTATTGATTTGCTCATGGGTCATGTGTCCAAGGACACGGGAAACCGGGTCTATAATCACAAGACTTTGGACGAACTGAAGGCCACCATGGAACTGATTTCATAGGGTTCAAACCTGTGAACATTTTAAGCCGCTGAACGCTGAACTATGCACACATTAGTAACAAGAAAACCCCGAACCCCTGAAAAA